TGGCCGGGATCCAGCAGCAGGCCGAGCAGGACGCGATGGAGGTCGGCCGGCAGATTGCCGTGCAGCAAACGGCAATGGGTGTGCCACCGGAACAGGCCTTTGAGCAGGGCCAGCAGGCGCAGGAGAGCTACCTGGCCACCGGCGTGGTGGAGAAGCTGGTGGCCGACGAGGTCCTGAAGCTGCGCAAGCAGTACGCCAAGCGCTCGCGGGAGATGAAGCAGTTCGCCGAGACGCTGGAGGCCGTCGGCACCCAGATGTGGAAGGACGCGCAGCTGAAGCGCCGCGGCCGTCCGTGGGTCCGCTCGTCGCTGACCATCGGCCCCGGCGTGCTGAAGGCGACATGGCAGGAGCGCACAGAGATCTCGCCCGAGACGCAGACCGCGATCAACGACCTGCAGCAGAACATCGCCCGGGCCAAGGCGCTGCAGAAGGAGCTGGAAGACGGCACCGCCGGCTATGGCGCTCGCGCGTGGGACACGGTCAAGGGTGTCTTCGGCAACAACGAGGAAGCCAAGGTCGCCGACCTGGAGCGCCAGCTGGCTGCCATCCAGAACGGGGCCGAGCGCGTCGTCGCCCGTGGCTATGCGATCGACAACGTGGCCGGCGAGAACTTCCAGGTGGCACCGGGCTTCACCATCGCCAACCACGTTGATGCGCCCTGGAACGCCGAGATCTCCTATCCGTCCTACGAGGACGCGCTGGCCGAGCATGGTCCGTACCTGGCGCAGTTCGACAAGGACGGCAATGCCGAGAACATCCTGCGCAAGGCCGTCCGCTACGCACCGCGCAAGCCGTGCATGGGCAAGAACGAGAGCGTCGGCTTGACGGGCAACGCGGCGACAGCTGAGGAGGCCGATGCCTACACCACGAACACCGACGGTGGCGCCAATGGGTGCTACGTGCGCCGCATCGAGATCTGGGACGCGGAGAGCAACACCGTCCTGACCGCGATCACCGGCGTGCCGTTCTGGGTCAAGCCCGCCTTCAACCCGCCAGCTACGACCCGGTTTTACCCGTATTTCGTGATCTGCACGTCCGAAGTGGACGGCCAGCGCCACCCGCAGAGCCTGGTCAGTCGTTCGACCAAGCTCATGGACGAGTACAACCGCATCGGCTCGGCCGAGACTGAACACCGCCGCCGCATCAAGCCCAAGACGGCGTTCCACGCAGGCGCGATGGAGGCGGAAGAGGCGACGAAGCTCGCCAAGGCTGACACCGGCGAGATGGTCCCCCTCAACGTGACCCAGCCGAACGCAGACCTGCGCACGCTGTTG